CAGCACCGTGTTCATTAAGGCAAGGGATAGGGGACACGCGCGCCGCATCGTGGAGCGGAACGGTAGCACGTGGACACGCGCTGATGAGAGCGTTGAAATGGTGATTAAAAAAATTGAAAGAAGTTGCTAGGTGGGACAGCGGATGTCTCACCCTCTATGTTATACTACTAGCATGAAAGTTGATAAAGACAACAACAAAACAGAATTACTAGAACCAATCTTCGACATGGATGGCACGTTAGTATTTGAAGACAGAGACAGCACAAAGCTATTTGATTTTGACAATCCAAGCGCAATCCTTAACCTAGAGGAAAGCGATTTAACAGTGCTAGGAAAATTAGTCAGAGATTCTGGCAAGCTATTTGATATCCTCACAGCAAGAGGCAAGAGCAATGCTCCATTCATTCGCATAGCATTAAACAAATTAGGATTCAATGTAAGACACATCATCTGCGTAGGCGTAGACATTAACTCACCAGCAGACATGGAAAAAGTAAGCGCATCACAAGTCGTGATTAACAAACAAAAAATTGTCAGACTAGCACAAAGGAAACTAGTAGACAATGACGCAAGAAACCTAGAAGGATTAAACGAGCTAGGTGAATTAGTAACTCAAGACCAAACAACATTTTAATTTTATGACAAAAAAACACATGGAGTATATCGCCTCTCTCATCAGCGCCGCGAACAACGGCACTGCACCTCAACACCTCGCCACGCTAGCGGCGGCGTTCCTCGCCAAAGAGAACCCGCGCTTTGATGAAGCGCGCTTCTTCACCGCTTGCGGTCTGTGTTCTGACGGCACACCCAAGCCAGAGCGAGTGTATGGCAAGGTCAACCACTCACTCTAGATGGGCGGGGGGTAACTCCCCCCCCATTTATGAAAAAAGTTATTCACACCCTGTGAGTAATCATACGGGGGGGGTTAAATTTCAGTCTCCACTGGATTTTCGCGACCTATTAAAATTAATAAAATAATTAAAATTTGGATCGAGACCCCTTCTTTTGAAATGTGGACGATATATTATTTGATATCTAGCTCAATTGGCTTCGCTTTTTCGGCTTTTTCCAGTTTTACGGTCAAAAGCCCGTCCTCATGGCTTGCGGAGAGCTTAGAGACATCCGTTTCCTCAGGAAGAAGGAAGGAATATGACGCTGTGTCGTCATCTTGTTTAGCTTGTAGGAGAACTGTCCCGTCCTTTACTGTTATTTTGATATTTTCTTTCTTAAAACCGGGTAAGGGTATACGACATTCGTAATGATCTCCATAATCTTTGGTTACAATGTTATTTTTATCTCTTCTCCAGTAGGAATGATCCCCCTCAAAGAAGGCGGTGTCCCAATTAGTAAAGAATTCGTCGAATAATCTGTTGCTTAATGTATATTTCATAATACCTATACTAGAGCAACAACCGTGCCAACGAAAATCCCTATAAAATGAAAAAAAACAATGCCTCGAGAGACATAATGGCACAACTCTGTGTCACACTATAGCACTTTGTCCCAATGAAAACGGAGAATACCCTCAGACCAGTTCGCGCGATGCCTTCTTTCATCACACAGACGCATATTTCGAGTAGGGTTTCGACCTAAGGAGTCCTCAGTTTCGCCAACGAGTAGTCTTTTGAGGCTAATGTTGTCAGAAACGAGCCAAGGATCTTTGGTATTTTCATCTAACTGAAGATCGCTAACGAATTGTTTTAATTTATAGAAAATATGTATGTCTGTTCCCCCATAATGCCCGCAAAAGTCTTCATCGTGACCACCAGTTTTCCAAAAAGCGTCTTTAGCGATCAACATTATTCCGGGATGAATAGATTTAAGGCTTTTGTCTACGTCAAAGCGCTCACCATTGGGAGAAATGACACAGTGTTCGTGGAATTTGTAAACTGCATTCTCTTTTGCTTCATTTTTGACGAATTCGACGAGGTTGACTGCCCCTTCGGGAGTGAGAACTGTGTCCATGTCGAGTTGAAGCAACCACTTTCCTTCGGCCACGCTAAAAGCGAGGTTCCGGGCGCCACCTACGTTCCATGGAATGTCTTCTCTAATGACGTAGGCCTCTATTTCGACGTTTTGATGCTTGATTAGATTCTTTATCGCAGGGAATTTTTTAGATCCATCGTCAATTATTGTAAATTTTATGTTTTTTAATACGTCAAGGGGGTACAACTTCCAAGCTTCTATGTGTTTTTGAAGAGCTTCGCCTTGATTGTAGTAGGTAAGACAGATATTTATTAATTTAGACATCTAATTATTATATTTTATTTTTTTGATTTATCAAAAAGATCCACTTGGTCTAAAGGATGAACGGGAATGACGAGAGATTTGTCTATTGAGCTTCTTCTTTGCTGTCTTAGGCGTTTTTTCTCAGAAATATATTCGGCAATACCCTTCGTTACCTCTTTTTGGCTTGGCGGCGCACTAAATATATCTATTTTTTTCTTTTTCATCATCTCTAAAAGCGACCAATAGGTATTTCTTTGAAAACTAATTCTGTTTTGATCCATTCCATTAGAGACACTCTCTTCATGAATGTAATAAAAGTGTACTGGGACGTTGCTTGTGTGTGCTATAGGCTCTTGATTGTTAAAAATTCTTAAATGATGCCAAGTTAATAGGTCTTCATAACCACAATTGTTTATTTTGTCCTCTGGAAAGAACTCTCCGTTGGGAGGAAGGAAGTCGCAGTGGAATAATGTGGCCCATGGACCGAACTGAAGGTTACTTGCGGCGCTAGTTGCTTTTTTGCTGCTTTGTTTTTTCCATGAATCTGTTGAATTATCTCGCTTGAATCTATGCCATGCACCAACAACATATGGATTTTGTTCTTTTATGGCTGTTTCTATCATTTTTGGTCGTTCGTGGGTCATTTCATCGTCTGCGTCCATCATGAGTATGGCAGGATACTCGTCTTTGAAGTTGTGAGCCTCTTTGATTACTCTATTTTTGGCCTCACCCACTGTTGAAGCCTTGGGGTAGTCGAAGACATGTACCTTTTTCGCAGAACTTTGCGGCATATACTCTATTATTTCTAATATTGTATTATCTGTGGAGCAATCGTTTCCTATAAGGAGTATCCAGTCTTCATCTTTGAGTGAAAAATTTAAGCTATCGAAACATCTTTTAATATAGCCTTCTGCATTATAGGCAGAAATCAGCACCTGAAAGCCTCTTTTAGACCACATCCTTCAATATATCATTACCCTTCTCTAATTGCGACTTTATTCCTAAGAAAAGTTTAGTTTCTTTCTGTTCATAGTCTTCTGGATCGTCTTGTGGGTTAAAGAAGGAGAAGTCATTTGTTGTTTGTTCGTCTCTAATCGTAGCCTGTCCCCCGAATGAGCAACGAATACCAGAGCATTCGCGGCCACTATATTTATGTACACAATCAAAATCTCTGACATGAGGAGTAGGTTTAATGTCTTGTATGTGTTTTAATTGTTTCCATGCAAGTACATCTCTTCCTTTATTGACTGTTTCATAAAATAATTTATTATCTTTAGGTAGCGCGCTGATATGGAACAAAGTGGCCCATGGCCCATAGAAGTCGGAATCTGCCGCTTCTTTTGAAGAATAACCGCTCTGTGACGTTTCGGCCTTCCAGCCTCCTACCACCCAAGGTACATCATAAGTTAATGCAGTAAATACCATCATAGGCCGCTCCATTGTCATCTCTCCATCAGGCTCAGTAAAGAGAATCAGCGGGTAGTTTTCTCCGAAGTCGTGTAATTCATTTATTAGTTTATTTTCGTTTACCCCTTTTTTCTCATGATAATCATAATCAAAAAGATGGATTTTATCGGCCGACGAATTCTCTGCGTATTTACCTATTTCTATTAAAGTGTCATCTTGGCTATCTGCGTCACCGATAACTAAAATCCATTTTACTTCTTTATTGAATTCATTCATTGCTGAATCGATACTGGATAAGCAGTTATGAATAGTTTTTCCGTTATTCCTTGTAGAGACTACTACTTGATAGGCGATTTTCTTGAGATTCATATTTTTGTTGATTTATATTGGGTGTTACCTTATATTATATATAGGAAACATGAAAAGCTTCATATTTTGTACATGTTATATTGGAAGTGAGGAAGCAAGGCTAAAAAGATACGAAAAATGGATCAACTACTATAAGGGCATCCCTTTTTCGGACGATAAGCCTCTCTTCGTTATAGATGACGGCTCGGACGAGGAGTATTTGCGTGAACTTGCAGACGTTAGGATAGACGAGGGAAACCTAGAACACGCTCCGGATAGTAAGCAATCAACCTTGTATCACTTTAAGGAAAGAGTGGGAATTAATCCCGAAGATAACGTTCCCGGCCTGTTTGGGAGCACCCTAGGGTGGTATAGGAGTTTCTTTTATAGTCTGGAAATCGCATCCAAGTTCGGATACGATAAAATCATACATCTTGAATCTGATGCATATTTGATTACCCAGAAGGTCTGTGACTATATAGATTCACTAAAGACTGGATGGACCTCTCTCTATTGTCCACGTTATACATTCCCCGAAACTTCTATACAGATTATTTGCGAAGACCAATTCGATGTTTTTAGAAAAATGGTAGACAAGCCGCTAGAGAGCTACCGAACGAGCCAAGCGGAAAACATTATCCCCTTTACCCACGTGGAGGACAGTTTTATTGGAGATAGATATGGGGAAATGACCTCAATGCAGCTACCGGGCATAGACTACTATAACCAATGTAACTTTAGAACTAATTTAAAATTTAAGAACTAATATGAAAGGTATCATTTTAGCTGCTGGTAGAGGTTCTAGGTTATACCCTACCTCTCTTGCTGTAAACAAACAGCTTATGCCTATTTACGATAAGCCTATGATTTATTATCCATTAACCACATTAATAGAAAATAGAATAGATGACATTTGTATTATTTGTAATCCTGAGGCTTTATCTAGTTTTAAGGATTTACTGGGAGATGGACATAGGTATGGAGCGAAGATAACCTACAAAGTCCAGAGGGAGCCCAAGGGCATAGCTGAATCGTTTATAATTGCTAGCTCTTTTTTATCTAAGGCAGATGGAGTTACCTTGATATTGGGAGATAACATATTTTACGGAGCGAAAGATGTTTTTGATCAGGCATTTCTAGACTTTGGAAGCGGAGCAACCGTGTTCGGGTATAGGGTACATGATCCAGAGAGATATGGCGTTGTGGAATTTGATGAAAACGGGAAGGCCTTATCGATACAAGAAAAGCCAAAAAAACCCAAAAGCGACTACGCTATTCCCGGGTTTTATATCTTCGATAATGATGTGGTGGATATAGCAATGAACCTAAAGCCCTCTAAACGGGGCGAGCTTGAGATTACAGACGTTATCAAGGGCTACCTAAGGAAAGGGTCTCTAAGAGTGCGTAAACTCCCCAGAGGGACAGCGTGGCTCGATGCGGGTACATGTGGAAGCTTCTACGATAGCTCTTCGTATGTTCAGGCCATTGAAAAGCGTCAAGGCATCAAAATTGGATGTCCCGAAGAGGCGGCATACATTAATGGATTCCTAACGAAAACTGAGTTAAGAAAAATTACCAGACAAACTCCGAACTCTGAATATAAAGATTATCTCAAAAAAATAATAAAAAATGAAGAATAATGATAAGTCCTATAACTCCTGTCAGTCCCCTATACCCCCTCACCTCACGCCCGAGGAAAAAGAAGAGTGGGAGAAGGAGCTCGAATGGCAGAGACAAGAAATGGAAAGGCGGAGAAAAGAAGGAAAGTACGACCAAAAGCCCAGAAAGAAAAGTTTAGGCTGGAAAAGAATTAGAAATATGTTCAGAAGGAGAAAAGCGTGATACTACTAATTGGAGGCACGGGCTATGTCGGAAGCCAGTTTTCTTCTGAACTAACGTCGAGAGGTATAGAATACATAAATCTTACTAGGAGTGAGAGTGACTATTATAATTATACCTTACTTTACCAAATGCTTAGAGAGCTTAAGCCTAGTTTTCTTATTAACTGCGCTGGTTATACCGGCAAGCCAAATGTAGATGCTTGCGAGGTTTTTCAGGAAGACACCTTCAGGGGGAACGTTACTTTACCTGCGGTTATAGCGAAAGCCTGCCAAATGGCACGGGTTCCTTGGGGTCATGTATCTTCCGGCTGTATCTACAACGGATATGACAAAAGATTTCAAGAGGATGATGGGCCCAATTTTTGTTTTGATATACCTCCATGTAGTTATTATAGCGGAACTAAAGCTCTGGGAGAGCAAAGGATTAAAGAGGTTGGTGGGGAATACTACATCTGGAGACTCAGAATTCCCTTCGATGAGCATAGCGGCGAAAGGAACTATCTAAGTAAACTAATAAAATATGAAAGATTACTAAACCTTAAGAACTCAGTTTCTCATCGCTCTGATTTCGTGAATTACTGTTTGGACCTGTGGTTAAATAATTGTGACTATGGAATCTATAATGTCGTTAACTCTAACCCCCTGTCAACCGAGCAGGTAACAAACAAAATAAACAAAATCCTTAATCTAGGAAAAGAATTTAAGTTTTTCGAAAATGAAAAAGAAATGTACAAAAAGGCAGCCTCTACCCCTAGGTCTAATTGCATTCTAGATAACTCCAAACTAAAAAAACAATTAGGCAAACATGGCATCAAGGTCCGAACTACCACTCAAGCCCTAGAGGAAGCTCTTACAAATTGGAGAGGAGAAGAAATAGATGAAAATAGCGGTATTGACAGCGCTTTTTGGAAGTAGGGGCGGTCTTCGCTCGCTAACCGAAGAAGAATCGAGCTATAAGAGTTTCGATTTAGATTTTTTTGCGTTCGTTGATCGAGCACACGAGTCGACAGAAGGATGGAAACAGATTACTGGTCCCCAGTATAGTTTCGACAAAGTTTATGGTAATCGACGTAATCATAAAATATATAAAATGCTGCCGCACTTATTCGTTCCCGGAGAGCATGAGGCATATATCTGGATAGACTCCTGTCAATCATTAAAAATGAATCCCCGAAAAATATGCAAGGAATATTTAAGAGACAATGATCTTGCTTTATTCGATCACCCTTACCGTAATTGTGCCTATCAAGAGGCTGTCGTATGTGCTCAGTCTCAAATAGAGCAAACAGACTACATACAAAATACAATTAACTTTCTTCAGTCAGAGGAGTACCCCGAGAATAACGGGTTATACGAAATGAGTTGTTTCGTTAGAAAAAACAATTCCGCGACCCAAGAGCTAGGATTTAAGTGGTTTGAACTTACTTGTAGGTTCTCGTCTAGAGATCAAACTACTTTTCCTTACGTTTTACATGAATTAAAAGATAAAATAAATATTTCCATTCTCCCCGGGTACATTCACCACCCGGATGGAAATGAATTCTTTCTTAAGGTAGAAGAACCAGAACTTATAAAAAAATATTAATATGTGCAGTATATATTGTTCAAATCTCGAAAAAGATAACTACGACAAGGTCAACTTTTATTTAAAGTTAAGGGGACCAGATCACACCAACGTAATTAAGGCTAATGGCTATACCTTTTTGCACAACTTGCTTAGCATGACCGGAGAGTTTACCGTTCAGCCCTTCACCAAGGAAGATACCGTTTGCCTCTATAACGGAGAGATTTATAACTTCAAGTCTTTTGGGGACTACAAAAGTGATGGGGAATGCCTGATCCCTTTGTATGAAGAGCATGGCGATGAGTTTATTAAAAAATTAGATGGAGAGTTCGCTGTCATTTTGTTCGACTTCAAGAATGACAAGATTATAATTGCTAGCGACGTATTTAAAACTAAGCCTATATTTTATTCTGTAGCTAATGATAAGTTTGGATGCAGCACCTACAAAACTCCTCTAGACCTAATGGGACATGTAGACGTTAAAAAGATGCCCCCAAACACAGTAAAAATCTTCAAAATTAGCACACTAGAAGAACAACGCAGTTATCAGATATATGATTTTAATCTTGATCAATACAAGGACAGCTTTGAGGACTGGAATTTAGCATTCAAGGAGTCCATGAAGAAAAGAATATCCAACTCCAGCCAAAAAATATTTCTAGGACTAAGTAGTGGCTACGATAGCGGAGGAATATGCCTAGAGCTATTGAATCAAAACGTCCCCTTCAAGGCTTACTCTGTTATAGACGAAGAATACTCATGGGCCAACGCCCCGAAAGAGAATAAAGACGTGCTGGAACGCCGATGGAAGCTGATAGAAAACTCGGAGTTCGGTGCTTATGAGAGATTGCATAAAACACAAGAAAACTATGTGAGAAGCAACAGCACTATATGTAATCAAACTGAACCATTTTTATATACTATCGATTCTGTGTGCCCTCATACCAATCATAAGTCTTATTCAGAATACATAGACCTTTCTACGGATAGCGGGTCTAATTGGCTAGCCTTGGTGTGCGAGCGTGCGAAAGAGGATGGGATAAAGATGTATTTGTCAGGAATGGGAGCAGATGAGGTGTTTAGCGATTATGGATTTAAAGGAAAAAAATATTTTGGACATAGTAACTTCGGCGGCTTGTTCCCCAAAGATCTAAGTGCTATATTCCCTTGGAACAGTTTTCATGGAAGCACTATGGAGTCTTATTTAGCTAAAGAAGAATATGTTGGTGGGTCTTTTGGGCTAGAGGCTCGCTATCCATATCTAGACACGAAGGTAGTTCAAGAATTTCTTAACTTAACACAAGAATTGAAGAACAACGTGTATAAATCTGTTATAGATAACTACCTAACGGAGCATGATTACCCATTTGCGAGGGGAGAAAAAAGAGGATTTTAAAAAATGAGTAACGATAACGATTTTCAAGGACTGCCCAGAGGAGACAAGATAACGATTTATTCCGTTTTAAACGAAGCGTACTATGCACTCGGGACGGTTTGGTTGAAGTCCCTGCTTTTGCGAATGGAAGATAATATCAAAAATATCTATATCGCAGACGTGGGAGTCAACAAGGAAACTAAATCCAAAATATGTGAATTATCCGACAAGATACATTTTATGGACACCACGACTTATTCTGTACCTCAAAGAATACATGATAATGACTGGAGAAACGCCGTATCAGAAAAGACCAGACAACTGCTAAAACTATGTGAGGATGAGGAAAATTATCCGATCGTAATGATGGACGCAGATAAATGTGTTCTAGAGAATTTTAATGATGAGATATATGACGATTGCGATATACAGGTATGTCATATTGACCCCGACGATAGACCCCTCAATCAAGACGGGTATACCTTAGATCACATAGGCTCTTGGGTCGTTGTGCATAATGAACGCGGAAGAGATTTCTTAAAAAAATGGATAGAAAGATCATGGACCACTCGTGGGGCGCACATAGAAACTCCGTCTCTTTGTCTTACTCTTCAGGATCATGGGAAGGAGTTTAGCATTAAGAAAAATCATGAACATATTGTCTCTGCTTACAGGTATAACGACGATGCAAAAATTCTGCACTTTAGAAGTGACGGGCAACAGCCCGTAGACCTACTAAGAAGAATCGGAAACATAAATAACTTACCAGTTAAAATTTTAGAGGAGGTATTAGGTTACATAAGATGAACCTTTTAATAACAGGTGGTTGTGGCTTCATTGGCTCGAACTTCGTGAACCTAGCTATAAAGAAAAGAAGCGCGGTAAAACGCATAGTAATTCTCGACTCACTCACATATGCAGGAGACTATGCAAATATTAAAGATGCCGTGGATGACCACCATAAAGTCTCACACGAAAACGTCGACTTAAAGGACGAGCGCTATGTAAACGCCGTGTTCGAAAAATATAAAATAAGTCACGTGATGCACTTTGCAGCAGAGACCCACGTTGACAACTCAATTAGTAGCCCGAGGCCATTCGTAAATAGTAATATCATAGGATCGTTTAATCTCCTAGAAGCCTGCAGAGAATATGGGATAGAGAGATATCATCACATCTCCACAGATGAGGTCTATGGCGAACTGGGAGAAAAGGGAAGCTTCTCTGAAGATACCCCCTATGCCCCCAGAAACCCGTATGCGGCGTCTAAAGCCGCTTCTGACCATATGGTAAGGGCATTTTTTCATACGTACGATCTGCCCGTCACCTTGTCTAATTGCTCAAATAACTACGGGCCAAGTCAGCATAAAGAAAAATTTATACCTGTAGTAATTAATTCTATCTTAAGTAGAAAGAAAATTCCAGTTTACGGTGAAGGTAGGAATGTCAGGGACTGGATATACGTTGAGGATCATTGTCATGCATTATGGGCGATTCTTACGAAAGGAACACTGGGAGAGACGTATAACGTCGGAGCAAATAACGAAAAGACTAATCTTCAAATTATCTATGACATTTGTAAGGGTCTAAAAGTAGAGCCAGAAGACTGCGTAGAATTTGTAGAGGATAGGCTAGGGCACGATTTTAGATATGCTATAAATAACTCTAAAATTACAAAGGAACTAAAGTGGAAACCTAGGTATTCATTCGAAAAGGGCTTGGTAAAAACGATTACACACTACAAGTCCATGTATGATACTGAATTTAGAGATCTGGCAGATCAATGTGACCATGAATAGTTATGCGGTGTAATTATAGTTAATGCCAGCAAAGAAAACTAAATCGACAGGTAAGGTTAAAATCCGAGGAGACAAGGAACTGGCCGAAAACCTGAACGAAAAAGAAAGCAGATTCATGGTTCAAAACCCGATAAAAAGGGTTATAAAAATCAATCAATTTCCTTGGACAGAAAAACAAAAAGAGTTTTTTCGTATTGCGTTAGACTATAATACTAAAATCGTCTTTGTTGATGGACCCGCGGGAACAAGCAAAACATTATTGGCCACTTACTGCGGCCTGCAGCTTTTAAACATGAAGGCGGTCGATAACATAATGTATCTTAGGTCTGCCGTAGAGAGCTCAGATCGAAGCTTGGGATTTTTACCCGGGGATGCAGGAGATAAACTAAGATTTTATAACTTACCCTTCCTCGATAAACTGGACGAATTGTTGCTCACCACGAAAACGGAGAAACTAGAAGAGGAAAAAAGGATCTCGATGTTCCCCGTTAATTTCGCAAGAGGGATGAACTGGACTAACAAGTGTATAATTTTAGACGAAGCACAGAACTCCACTTCAAAAGAAATAGTTACCGTTTTGACAAGGATGGGTGAAGGCAGCAGGTGCTTTGTACTGGCAGATCCGATGCAAACCGACTTGCGTAGCGAAAATGTCCAAGGAGGGTTTGAGCACATGTTCAAGACCTTCTCCGATGAGGAGAGCGCTGCCATGGGAATTTATGGCTTTAAGTTTACAGAAGAAGATATCGTGAGGTCTGAGTTAGTAAAATACTTAATAAAAAAATTGGGAGAACATAAAAAATGAGCGAACAAACCAGAACAAAAGAAGAAATCAAAATGGACCTGCTCCTAAAGAAAGCAGAACTGGAAAATAAACAGGCCGAGCTTAGAGGCAAGGAAGCTGAAATCCTAAAGACAGAGTCCGAGACTAGAAAAACTGCGGCAGAAGCGGGCAAGTCCGAGATAGAATTCGAAAAAGCATATTCTTCTAGACAAAAAGAGCTTCTAAGTGACGAAGAAAATCATCTTTATAGATTTTCCAAGGAGGTAAGCTTTAATTCCGTGCAAGCATGTATGAATAAACTCACTCAGTGGCACCGCAAAGATCCCAAATGTAAGATCGAAATTGTATTCTCTTCTCCCGGAGGCAGTATAATTGATGGATTTGAGTTATTTGATTTCATTCAGTACCTTAGGGGCAAGGGTCACTTTGTCACAACGGGGTCTTTGGGTATGGCTGCTTCTATGGCTGGGATTCTCCTACAAGCTGGAGATGTTAGGTGGATAGGCCATCAAGCATGGCTAATGATTCACAGGGCCGCATTCGGAGCTATCGGAAAAACCTATGAAATAGAGGATGAAGTGAAACTAGTAAAAAGAATCGAAGGAAGAATACTTGACATTTTCACATCTAGATCTAACTTAACTAGACATAAGATAGTCAGAAACTGGGACCGTAAGGACTGGTGGATTGATGCGGACGAAGCTGTAGAAATGGGATTGGTGGACGAAGTAAGGGCAAGGTTGCCAGAGCACCAAGACTTTAAAAAGAAAAAAAGAAAGGTAAAAAAATGAAAAATTTAATCATAATTTGCGCAGCGCTTTTTGTGATTGGCTGTAACTGGGGAAATTCCGGATGCTCGGATTGTTCCTGCGAAGCAGGCTGTTGCTCATCCGACAGTTGCTCAGTAGCTGATTGCAATTGCGTTTGCAAAAAATAAAAAAAGGAAAAATCATGAGTAGTACATGGAATTCGGGTATCGGAAAATTTCCGAAGAAGGACCCTAATCACGGATCATTATGGAAAAAGATAGTGCACTGGTGCTGTAAAGTTGGCCTGTGTAATATCGATAAATGTAAATGCCATTGTCACGATGAGGATAAGTCATAGCAAGAAGGTTATTTTTCTTTCTAACCCAAAGTCTGGCTCTAGCAGCATAAGATACATACTAGATCCACATAGCGACATTAAGGGAGAAAATCACCCAGCGGACCCTTTATACATGTTGCACATAAACGCTTGTGCGCTAAAGTCTTACTTCGATCACGAAGACTATTCTGGCAAGGCTGTCGGACCTTGGGATGAATATTATAAATTTTCTACAGTAAGAAATCCTTGGAAAAAAATGGTTTCATATTATTTTTTCTATAGGCCCGACAAAAATTTCAGACAATACTATAGAAACGACATAGAGTATGATCACACCACGCAGTTTCACTTCAGCTTTAATGAGTGGTTAAAGCGCGTTGTAGATGGCGCTGGGCTACCTAGTTATGAATATTTTTGCTGTGACCACAGTGATCCATCCAAGTGCCTGCTAGACGACGTTTTTAAGATAGAAGATATAAGCGAGACCTTGCCGGAAGCATTGCTAGAAAAAGCGGGAATCGAAATAGATGAGGTCCCTAAATTAGACCCAAATTACAAAAAAGACGAAGACCCGACCTCAATGTACTCTAGCTGGAAGGGAGATTACTATAGCCTGTATAATTCGGAGTCAATAGAAATAGTTAAACAAATCTATCAATCAGATATAACTAAATTTAATTATGCATTCGGCGAATAGCTTACTCTACTTCTTTGTGTTCGAGTAGCTTTAATAATTTATACGTTTTGTCGTTTATTTTACTAAGCTCTACAGAAACTTCACGATCTTCATGCTTACAAAGCGGATAAGAGATATCTAAAATTTCATTGATAAGCTTACTGGCTTTTATTTTTCCTTCTTTACTCACTGTGACATATTATATTTCATAATTCACAGGAATAATGTTATAATATAACAATGCCAAAAATCTATTGTCAGACTTGTGGAGCGGCAAATATGTATGCTGCTGTAGCTAAACCGAATTTCTGTCAGAAATGCGGAGGCAAGTTTGGTGGCTCAGTTAGCGAGGAATCTCTGGAGGAAGAAGAGCCTTCGGAAAATAGTATTCCTCACTTAGAGGGGCTAGACATAGACATAGAGGTCAACGGTCCAAATACGCTTAAAATAGATAAATTAGCGGGCACAAGAGACTCGCAAAATCTAGGTAAAGTCGAAATTAGTCGACCAGACGGTCCATTACCATCTTCTAAGCAATCTCTAGAAGACTTCCAAAAGGAGGCATCAGCGATAAAAAAGAAAAGTTAGGTGAAAAAAAAGAAAGCCAAAGATACTAAGACAAAGGCTACTAAGAAAGAAAAGGAAGAAGGAAAAAGAAGGTTTGAAGACTGTTTGGACGAGATTGATGAAGAGATTTCGAAGAAAAGGGGTAAGTGGAATTTAAAAGCCTTACCGTGGATTGATTATGACGACGTCGCGCAGATAATAAGATTTCATATCTTTAAAAAGTGGCATCTTTATGATCAGAAAAAGAGACTTAGGCCTTGGATTAGAACGATAGTTGCAAATCAGATAAAGAATCTGATAAGAAACAACTATACGAATTTCGTAAAGCCCTGCGTTAAATGCGCAGCGTGCCTAGAGGAAACAAAGTGCTCCATCTACGGAGCGCAGTCCAGTGAGTGCCCGCTCTATCGAAACTGGGAGAAAAACAAGAAAAACAGCATGCACGCAAAAATGCCCGTTTCACTTGAAAATCACTCTCAAGAGGTTTACTTTTTAAGCACGGGGGCGTCTATTGATATAAAGAGGTCTGCCGCAAACTTACATAAAAAAATGGAAGAAGTACTAAAACCAAATGAGTGGAAAATATATCAACATTTGTACATAGAAATGAAGTCTGAAGTAGACACTGCAGAATTAATGGGATATAAAACGTCAGAAAAAAACAGATCTCCGGGATACAAGCAGATAAAGAATATTAAAAAGAAAATAGTAAAAAGAGCTCGAGAACTAATAGAAGATGATGAAATAGATATATACTAATTATGTCAGAAATAGCACTAACGAAGGAACAACAAGAAAACATTCTAAACGAATGGAACTCGCGGCCAAACAAGCCCCCGTCTCTTTTGGAGTTAATTCGCGCTGCCTACCCAAATCAAAACGTAGATGGTAGAAGTAGGGAAGGAAAGGCTGTAAAGGCATTTTTGGCGACAAGAGAAATTAAGGCGCACGGATCACACGAATATCAGCCCAAGCAGAAAATAGACCTCACAGAAGAACACAAAGAATTCGTAAGAAACAATTTCTCCATGATGTCATCCGTAGAGATGGCTAGAATTCTATTCGCAGAACCGGAGCTCACCAATCTCAATCAAGAGTCTAGAGCTATAGTCCAATATGTCGAGAGCCTGAATCCTGCCATTGCTCACGCGGCTCAAACAGAGCTGCTCCCCGACATAGAAAAATACGAGCCCCCGAAGACCTTGCCCGCAACGATATTGAAAGTGAACCGTTATGTCCACGAAGGAATAAACAAAGCGAAATTATCAATCAATCAAAAAAATGGACTGAATGCATTAATCGGTTATCTGCACACATTTAGATTTCAACATCAGATAGGCACCTATAGAAATGAAACTGATAGAGAGCTATTCGAAAGCAGTTTCGTCAGGTATACGTTTGACAAGCCGGACCTATCTCAGGAAGAAGTAGATCAGTATATCGTGCTTTCTACCGAGGTCGTTATATCTAATAATATCCAAAGAAGAGTAGAGAGGCTTCAGGAGCTCTTGGATGGTACAGCTAATGACACAGAAGGCAGGAGAATATCAATGTCTCTCGTAGAGTCCATAGATACTTCTCACAAGGAGTACAATCAATGCGTCAACAGACAACAAAAACTACTAGAAAGCCTAAAAGAAAAAAGAAGCGACAAGCTCAAAAAACAAATTAGTGAGAACGCAAGCGTTCTTAATTTAGTTCAAATGTGGAGAGAAGAAGAGAGCCGACAAAAAATGATAAAGCTAGCTGAGATCAGAAAGAAAACTCTCAAAAAAGAAATCGAGAATTTGTCTACCATGGACGAAATGAAGGCAAAGGTAATGGGGATATCTAAGGATGAAGTACTCGATGGTTAATTGCAAAGAATGTGAAGAAAAGTTTAAGAATTATGTCGATCTGCATCGTCACCTCAGATCACATAAGATGCTTCTTGTAGACTACTATCACAAGCATTACCCCAAAAAGGATTTACTTACGGGCGAATTCATAAAGTTCAAAAATAGAGACCAATACCTTTCTGACGACTTTAACACTAAAACCAACATGAAAAAATGGTTAAAAGAATTACATATAGAAAAAGCTCGAGAATACTGTGAATCAATTTTATTAAAAAGAAAGGAAGATAAGGGCATAGAGTATGCGCCATCTCAGGTCGAATTAAGAAGCCTGTTAAGTCCTCCAACTCAATATTTTAATGAAATTTTTTCTGACTATTATGACCTTTGCGATACACTGGGGCTAAAAAATAAATATGTAAATCCGACGAAGGTTATAGACGGCAAGGAGTACGATAAAAAGGAATATAAGATATTAATCGACACTAGGGAACAGAAACCACTTAAGTTTGACAGGGAAACAGTTTTGCAAAAATTAGATTATGGGGACTATGCGTTTAGCCACTCAGAGCATACCTGCAACTGTCACATAGAAAGAAAATCCTTGGCAGACTTCATAAGTACAATGAGCGGGGGGCACGACAGGTTTATTAAAGAAATAGAAAGAGCGAGGGAAGAAAATTCTAATTTAATTATTCTGGTAGAAGAAAATCTGAATAACGCACTGGGATTTAAATACCTCCCTCATATCTCTAAAAAAATTAAAGCAAGTCCAGAGTTTATCTTCCACAGAGTGAGAAATTTAATACAACAGTATTCCAATATTCAATTTTTATTTGTTAACGGAAGGAAAGAGTCATCTAGAATAGTAGAGCTTATTTTTACTTGTGGGTGTTGTTATAAAAAAATAGACCTACAGTTAGCTTACGATAACAAGGTTTTATAAATGTGGTACTGTCCGAAAAAATACAAATTTGAAATCCCAAATATGAATCAGGAGCTCTTGGGGCTGAAGGGGGATCTAGACGACAAGGAGGCTAAGATTTCGTTGGCCAAGTTCTTGCGCTACAACGTTGGGTTTACGACAGAGCTGATTTCTGGAATCAAGCTGGCACCTTATCAAGAGGTCACCCTAAAGGCCTTTATGAATAGGAATTTTAATATGTGCGTTTGGGGCCGAGGCTGTGGTAAGACGTTCATAGCAAGTATATTCTGCTTTCTCCAGTGCATATTTTACCCGGGGACAAAAATAATGATTGCTGGGCCAACATTCCGTACAGCTAGATTTATTTTTAACAATTTAGAAAAGCTCGTTGACTCGCCCGGGGCAGACCTTTTAGCTCAAACCTTCGGAGCGAAATCGAAACGTAACGATCAATACGAATGGTTAATTAATGGAGGCTCTATAACTGCTATTCCGTTAAGCGGCGAAAAAATTCGTGGTTTTCGTGCAAACGTACTGGTACTTGATGAGTATCTACTTCTCCCAGAAGAGACCATCAAGACCGTGCTTATGCCGTTTTTGGTCGCCCCTCAAAACATGAAGGAAAGAATAGAGATTAGAGAGATAGAAGACAGATTGGTAGAAAGAGGAGACATGAAGGAAGAGGACAGAATGGTCTTCGAAAATGACTCCAAAATGATAGCCCTTTCTTCAGCGAGTTATACATTTGAAAATCTGTATAGGCAGTACCAAGAATGGGTGTCAAATATATACGGAGAGCAGAAAGGTAGCGCGACTTATTTTGTGTCTCAGATGGGGTACGAGTCCTTACCTGAACATATGATAGATCAAACTATTATTCAGGAAGCTCAAGAGGGAGGACAGAGTCATTCTTCATTTTTAAGAGAGTACTGCGCTAGATTCACCGACGGTAGCGATAGTTATTTCAGCGCAAAAAAAATGCACGAATGTACAATACCGGATGGGGAGAGTCCCACAACCAAAATAGTCGGGGATAAGGGGCAGAAGTATATCGTGGCAATTGACCCGAGTTTTTCTAACAGCCCAAGTTCTGACTTTTTTGCAATTGCCGTGCTGGAGCTAGACGAAGAAACTCAGCAAGGGACCTTGGTCCATAACTATGCTGTCGCCGGCGGAAACCTTAAGGATCACATAAAGTATATGCATCATATTATGACAAATTTCGAAGTGGAGATGATTATCATTGATAATGCTGGTTACCAGTTTATAGATAGTTGCAACGAAAACAAAGAATTTGTAAAAGATAAAATAGAATTAAAGTTCTTTGACTTTAGTAGTGACAAAGATGGCTTGGACTATGAACTAGAAATTAAAAAAGCAAGGAGACAGTATAACAAACAAGACCAAAAGATGGTTTTTAAACAAGTATTTTCTAGCGACTTTATTAGAAAGGGAAATGAACATCTACAGGCAAATATAGATCACAAAAGACTATGGTTCGCTTCTAGAGCCTCCGCTAACGAAGCGGCCTTTAATAAATATTCTGGCAAAAGGGTAAAGCTTAGCGAGGTGAACGAAGATACCCTGCTAGACTTCATAGAAACTCAGGACGCCTTAATCCATCAAACCAAAAAACAGTGCGCGCTAATAGAGGTGAAAAGCACAGCAAAAGGAACCCAGACATTCGATTTACCGCTCCATTTAAAGAAAAGTGAATCGATCAATAGGGCCAGAAGAGATAACTATACCACGCTTATGCTTGGAAATTGGGCGATAAAGTGTTACTATGATATGATGAATGCTCCCAAAGAAGAGGTTGGAACTTTTGTTCCGAGGATGCTATAATTTAGTGTAAATAAAAAAAAGATGAAAAAAGCCCAAACAAGGCCAAAACAGGTCAAAAAAGAAATAGCTGCATCAGGCACCCCCTTGATGACGGTAAATGCGTCTTCTCCCGCTCAGTCAACCAGAACTAGAAGAAACAAATCTGCGACAATCGAAAGGACCGATAGGTTCGAAAATATAGATAAAGGAATGATTCCATTCCATTACTCTAATTCTAATTATGGAGATAAGACATCGAGCATCGACGTAAGGGATACCGTAATGCTGTGTCAGAAGGCGTATTATAATTTTCCCGTTTTTAGAAACACAATCGACCTAATGACGGAATTCTCCTTAAGTAAGATTTACTTAAGGGGCGGCAGCAAGAAGTCTAGGGACTTTTTCAACGCCTTGTTCGATAAAGTCAATATCTGGGATCTTCAGGATAGATTTTTTAGAGAATACTATAGAAGCGGAAATGTTTTCCTTTATAGATTCGACGCAAAAATCAGAAAGAAGGATCTTAATAAAATGACACAGACCTTCGGCGTGTCAGGCATAAAACAAGATTACATTATCCCGGTAAGGTATTGTATCCTGAATCCTGCAGATGTTCATGTGGGAGGTAATATATCATTTGTGGCGAATACTTATTTCAAGCAGCTTTCTGGATATGAATTAGAAAGACTAAGGAATCCGAGGACTAAAGAAGACGAAGAGGTATTAATGTCCCTACCGGCCGAACTGAGGAAGAGAATTAAAAATCGAGCCACTCATATATTGATGCCTCTAGATGTGGCTAGGATAAATGCAATTTTTTATAAGAAGATGGACTACGAGCCATTCGCTGTACCAATGGGATACCCAGTTTTGGACGATATAAACTGGAAAGCGGAAATGAAAAAGATGGATATGTCCATAGCAAGGACCATGCAGCAAACGGTCCTTCTGGTTACCATGGGTGCGGAGCCGGAAAAGGGGGGTATTAACCAAAAGAATTTAGAAGCCATGCAAACTCTGTTTACTAACGAATCTGTAGGTAGGGTGCTCATCGCAGATTATACGACAAAGGCCGAGTTCGTCATTCCAAACGTAGCGAGCATATTAGACCCTAGAAAATATGATGTAGTAAATAGAGACATTGAAAACGGGCTGCTGTCTATAATCACAGGGGGAACTGGAGAAAAGTTTGCCAATCAAAGTATTAAAATAGAATTATTTATGGCGAGACTGAGACAGGGTAGGGAAACCTTCTTAACTCAGTTCTTACTTCCAGAAATTAAGAGAATAGCTAAGTCTTTAGGGTTTAAAAACTATCCTACTGCATATTTTCATAAACTGTCGATAAAGAATGATGATATTATGGCTAGAATTTACGCTAGGTTAGTGGAGGTGGGCATATTGACTGCTGATGAAGGTATGGAGGCGCTTGAAACTGGCAAGCTACCTTCCCCAGAAGAGTCTAAGTTATCTCAAGAAGAGTACAAAAAGATGAGAGACAGTGGCCTCTACGAGCCAGTTACAGGGGGACCAGAAACCCAGAAGGTACTTGCTGACAAAACGGGCGAACTGCAAAATGAGATCACTGATAAGAATATTAAATCTCAAGAAAAGATTAACCAAGAAAAAGCTAAAGAAGCTGCAAAAAAGCCAGCGGGAGCCGCACCTGCACCGAATAATAAATCCAATGGTCCCGCAGGAAGGCCGTCGGGCACCAAGTCGCCGCAGACGACAAAGAAAGTTAGCCCGGTCGGAGCAAGCGAACAATATTCTCTGTCTGGAGTAAAGGATAACTTCATTAAAGCCGACAAGTTAAATAAAAAAATTGAATCGCACCTTAAAAGAAAACATAAGATCGAAGAACTCTCCGAAGAACAAAAGGTAATAGCCTTCGAGATCACGAAACTCATAGTAGCTAATGAGAATGTCGAGGATTGGGTTAAGTTACCAAAAATAAAGAGCTACATAAAAAACCCTGTAGACACCAATCCAGACAGGGTAAAAGAAATTCAAGAAATTTCATACGCTCATCAAGTGGACGACTACCTAGCAAGCATACTATATATCAGCAAGGGGGCATAACGTGCCGCACAATAGAATTATACATAACCTACAAGAAGTCTTCATAGGCTCTCCGTCTGATGAAACTGATTTGGCGATTACCGGAGCAGAAGGGTATCACGTTCTCCAAAGACTAGAGAGAGTTCAAAACGTTGATTATGATATAACATCAGAGCCCCGCAAGGATAGCGTATTGGGAAAAACACATCACGTTATAGATTCCCATTTTGACCCCCCAGAAATTACCATCAATATGAGTTATTATTCATACGGAGTGAATAATGAACTGAGAATGGGGCTAAATACGGATAACGAACAAACATCAAATGCGGAGATAGGAAAGAGTCTTTTAGAAGACATCGGTTTAGACAAGGTCGAGGGGAGAAATTTATACCTTGTTATTAATAACGACACGAAAGAGTTACATCGGAATGACCCAGAGGATGAATACCCAGCCATACTGCTCAGCGGAAGCGGATTCCAGCAATCTGATGTAGTAGACCCTTATTCAAGAGACTATTCTGTAGTCGTCTTCCAAAACTGTCATTTAAATTCTTATGATACACAGGCAGCTGTGGGAGGCATATCTACGGTGAGGACCTCTTTTTCCGCACAGAACATTGTGGCGTATTCTTCCGGTAGCGGAATTAATATTCCTTATTTGGATTTAAAAAAGGGAGAGGTAACGGATACTGTTGATGATATTTATACTTCAGATTTTAGTGCTGATGTTGATGGGTGGATTGAAAAGTCACTTGGAGATCTATACATAACCCATGACGGGAAATTACTACTGCAGCCGCTGGGAACCGCTGTGGGAGTTCATTATGCGAAGAGAGAAGATGGATTTACTACTGTGGGTAAAAAATATAAACTTACTGGCGAAGGATATATAAAGGCTAGTGCACCCAACGTAGATCATATTCGTTTTTACGATGGAGTGGATTATCTTCTCGGAGACTTCGTTGGCGGAACAAAAGGTACTTGGCAATCTTTTTCGGTAGAGTGGACGGCTCAGAGAGATTATATAAGTTTTTATATGCAAAAGGACGGTGCTGCTGGTAACGGTACAGAGTTCGCGGCCGGGGCAGGTGACATAATTTATCTTAGAAATATTGTAGTAACAGAAGTCAAAGAACTCATTATACCAAATTATTTTAAAAGAGATTCGTTCTGTAGGGATTTTTTTGACGCAGACGATCCGCTATTAA